ACTACCCCGGCCTTCTGACCCATCTGGAGCGGGGAGGTGAACATCATGGTCTGGGAGAAGGCAGCACCGAAATTACGGAAGTCCTTCAATCCCTCAATCGTAGCGGCAGCGGTTCTAGCTACGTCTTGCGCGATACCCTGAGCAATACCAGTGGTCGCCCCTAGAGCGTAGGATACTCCACCAATGGCTCCCTGACCGTACTCCCCAAACCTGATATGCTTAGCGTCTTCCCCTAATTCAGTCGCGCTCTTACCTGAGAAGAACGCAGCGAGCGCACCAAAAGGATTGAAATCGAATACGGCACTCCGTTCCACCTGCCCCGGTTTATTGGTGGCGGTGGGGACATAGCCCCCCGTCATCTGAGCCGGTAAGGGTTGGGGAGCCAATGCTTCCACTGGGCGATAGACACGCTCTGTGGCGGTCTTCACTAATTCGTCATTTTCCCGGAGGCTTTCCCGGTAGGATTCCGCTTGCCCTTCGTAGAGTGGTGGTGGATCATAGACGGGGTTCGGAGTCACCCCTCGTTGAATATCCTGGGTCGTCTCGGCTAATCGCGAATCGATAGTCTGCTGTAAGCCCGTCTCGAGCGGATTAGGCCGATTCAGTGTGGGGTCTACCTTGATTTCAGGTACGATGGTAGGTGAATCAGGAGCCTCTAATGAGAAAGGTTCCTCCATCGCTGTGGGTGGAGTCATCTCATTCGATAGCGCACCCTGGAAATCCTCCATCGATACCTGCGGAGCGGCTACTAAAGGAGGTTCTACCGCTGGCGGAGGAATTCTATCCGTCTCAATCGGCTCCGGTTGATTATCCTCTTGGGTCTGTAGGATGAGATTGCTCATGCGATGTAATCCGATAGGTTACCACTCATCAATTGCCGTTGGTGGGGAGGCACCGAACCATCCTCCCCTACGCTCCCGCTAGCGGCTAAAGCCACACACGTAGTGCAATTGGGGACAATCCGAGTATCCACTTTAGCCTGCGATACCCGTTTAGGCGCACCTCCAATCGGTCGTCCACCGGGGCCGTAGTATTTACGCCCCGCGTGTCTACCGAGTTCCTGAAGATACTTCTCTTTGGTGATGTCTCCGTCTCCGGCCCCCAACGGTAGATTCGTATCCCAGCCGAAAATAGCCCCTAGTACGGCCCTCGGGCTATTCAGTCTTCCTTTGAATGCGCTCATGTAATCATAGACTAAGTCCATCTGGCGCACCCGACTCATCTGGCTAATTTCCCTTAGGGAGTAGCGCTTACCCGCAATCGTCTTGTAACCTGGGTCACCGGGGTCTTGATAGAACTGAATCAAGCCTACGGCGGGTGCTTTATTGTCGTTCCAGCGGTTGGTATTAAAAGACCCCCCCGTTTCGTAGGCCATCACATCCACTAGCCACTGAGCGGGGATACCGAGCCTATCGGATACCTGGGCAATCTTAGCGGCGAATGGTCTGTCCTCCGCTAGTATTTTGTAGCCATAGTTAGCGGTCGGATCATTCTTTTTCGGGTAATCCGCCCGGTTGACTGAAGTGTTATTCCCTCGTAATGGAGAAGCCGGAGTATAAGACATCTTTTGTGCCCTCTGTTGACGTGTGTTGACGAACTGACCATTCAACAAATAGCCGTCCCTGACTTGAATCGCTCCTTTAGGGATTGCCGCAGGGGGCTGATTTCCTTGCATCCCTCTAGGTTGACGGGGGATACGCTGAGGATTCTGGGCGATTTGAGTGGCCCATGCATAAGGGTTAATCTTGCGCCCACGCCCCGTAGATAACCTTCCATCTAGACTCACTTCCCAGTGGAGGTGTGGCCCGCTCGAGCTACCTGTGTTTCCGGATAACGCGAGTGTCTGCCCGGCTTGGAATATCTGACCTACCCGCACCTTAGAGTTGTTGCTCAAGTGGGCGAATAGATGATAGGAGCCATCGCTGTACTGAACCTCGATGAGCTTACCCCAACCCTTATCCCCTTGGTTATAAACATCCACTACTTTCCCAGGCAGTTGAGCAATAATCGGTGTGCCCACGGCCACCTGAATATCCTCTCCCATGTGCCGCCTACTCCCACCATCCCGAGGCTGAGAAAAGTTATCAGAGACAGAATACACAGCACCTTTCCGGAAGGGGAGGACAGCCGTCTTGCCTTTGAAAGGGGTGCTAGCGGCGTAGCGTCCCTGGACTCGGACGGTGTGGAACTGGCTAAAATTTGGTGTTGCACCTGGCGACCCCCCTTGCTGTCTAGCTTTCTGATCAGCCTGCATCTGCTGCTGCGCTCTCTGCACAGTCAGTTTACCATCTCGGTAAGTCTCTTCATCGAAGCGCCCATTGATGAAGCCATACTGCTGGGATTTACGGGCCGCATTCCGGTACGCTTGTTCTTCTACCGCATACTCATTCTCTAGGGCGCGAACGACATTCTCTTTGTCCTGGAGGAGTCGCTCATTCAAGGCCGCATACTCAGGACTCTTCCGGATGTCAGCCGCACTCGATTGAGTGTTAACCTTCCCGGCCATAAGCGCGTTAATCTGCGCGGTCAACCCTAACTGCTGCGCCAATTGTTGGTCGCCCATCAAGGCTCTGATAGCGTCTTCAGTATCACCCCGTTTAATCCTGGCTATCGCTGTGTTGAGTTGAGCGCCTTTCTTGGCTAGGTCATCCCGGGCTTGAGTATAGCCATCCGCCGCGTCCAGAGCATTCTTGATGCCGATGAGTGACGCAGAGTTAGGATTCCGCTTGAATTGCGCTTCGAACTGCGCCCGTTTATTCGGATCAGCCATGATGTCTGCGGCCATCGCCCCATACCCGTACCCAGTCATTTTCTGCGCATCGAGTTTAGAAATATATCGCTTCTCTTCTAATTCCTTGAGCGTGAATTCTTGTTTCTCCACATTAATCTGAGCTTCGGTCTGTTTCGCTGGGTCGTAGGCGTCTACGATAGCCGCAGGGATACCGTAGCGTTGCGCTGCTAGAGCCGCCCGTTGATTCCTGGTAGTTAAATCCCCGGTCTGCGCATACTCCGCATTAATCTGGGTCATCGCTTCCTGATAGGCGGTCACATTCTGCACGAATACAGCGGCCTTAGCTTGGGTTTCTGCACTCGCGAAGGTCTGGGTTTTCGCTACACCCGTCAGATTAGCGATGATGCTCGATTTCTGGAGTTCTGTCAGATTCGGGTCGGATTGAATCTCCGCGATGCGACCATTGAGTTCATCGAATAACGCCGCGGTACCGGCAGCATCAGACACACTACCTAAGCGCGCCATGATATTGGCATTCTTGATGGCGTGTTGGTCGATAAGCTGCTGCTGTTTGTTATCCGCTATCTTATCGGCTTCACTCTGAATCCGTTTGGTACGCTCCGATTCGAGGGATTGGAGTTCGCTCATCCCTTCTTGGAGGAGTTTCGTCGCATCTTTCGCACTCAGATTATATTTCTGGATGATGGACTGAATCCGTTTCTCCGCTGTGACTCTACCGCCGGCATCATTCCGCATAATCCCCTGCATATCCACTTTGAGCAGGGCCATCTCTTCCTGTGCTTTGAGCGCGGCTAGTTCTTGAGTCTGAGCCTGCGCTTCACCTCTGCGTTTTTCGACCGCTCCGTAGACTTGAAGCCCTACCTTAGCCACGTCGGCTAGGTCGCCTAGGAAGCCCCGGTTACTCTGCCGGCCCGCTAATTCCGCATTCTCCCCCCGGCCAGCGGCCTCTGCTGCTGCACCGAGTGAGCGCATATTCGCCTGTGCTTGCAGGGCTTGATTTTGAAGGGATTGCTGGATGTAATCCGCACTACTCACAGCAGTCTTTAGTGCGATGTCAGCTTGAGGCTGACCATCCGGCCCTTTCTGTATTCCTTGCGCTAATTGTGATGCCTGAGCATCCGTCCCGATTAGTCTCACTTGAATCCTCCGTACACGGTAGTCTGGCCACTAAATCCCGCACCGCCTAAGTCATTCACCGGGCCACTGAAAGGAGCTAGCGGCTGCACCGTAACCGGTTGCTGCGGGGCCTGTTGCCGATAAATACTACCACCGCTCACGGGTAATAGACCGCTAATCGCCCCACCTAGTTGGCCTAATTGACTGAGGATACCCGGTCTGCTGGCACGAGCCATCGCCCCTTGAGCTTGTATCTCGGCTAATCTAGCGGCATTCTGCGTATTCATCGAGGTAGCCTGAATATTGAATCCGGCATCGTTGAAGGTACGGTTAATCTGACCTTGTTGATTCCTGAGGAGGGCAGCATTACTGATTGAGTCCTGAGCCATTCGCCCACCCTGTCGCGTCAGTTCCGAATCATAACGTAATGATTCCAGTTGAGCATCAGCCTGTAGCTGTGCTGCCATCCTAGCCGCATTCAAATCGCCCGCTCTAGCACGTCGCTGGAGTTCACCGATAGCCAGCGTATAATCGAATTGATCATCACTTTCTAGCCGCCGCCGGTCGAGTTGCTGTCCGCCTTGCATCGCCTGCGCGAGCATATCCTCCACGGCCTTGGAATCGCGGATAGAAGCGGATTCACTTCCGATGAGTCCTTGGGCCGCCTGTTGCGCAATCAACATCGCTCTCTGGGTATCCCCTTTCTCTAGTGCCTGCTCAATTTGATTGGCAGCGCTGATTGCGGCCTCACCTATCTGAGCTTTCTCGCCTAGAGCCTGTGATTGAAGTTGTCGGTTCGCCTCCTGAATCTGATACTCCGCCGCTTGGAACTGCCTCAATTTATCTAGCATTTGCGACTCTACCAGCTGAGTCTGTGATTGCTGCTGGAGTAACTCCTTCTGAGTCTGCTCAGTGAGTTGTAATCGCATCTGCGCATCTTGAGCCGCGTACTGCTTATCCTGCATGTCTAACTGCATCCGGGAATAATCCCGTTGTTGCCTGAGTGCGAGAGCATCAATCTGTCCCTGGACTCTAGCCGCAGTCTCGGCATTCCGTTGTTGCGCGGCCTGGATGCGCGCTTGTTGCCCCTGCTGCATGATTCCACCTACGGTAGATACCACGCCTGTGATGGCTCCTACTGGCCCCGCCATACTATTTAATCCTCCCTTTGAATGTTTTCCCTGTGGGTCGCACCTCAATCTGATACCCTGCTAATTTGAAGGCACTCGCATCGTGACTGAATACAATCACCTGGTGAGAGTATCCGATGCCGGTCAACGGAGCCTTGAATAGAGCGTACGGATGCCCCTGTTCTTGGGGGGATGGATTATCGAAATAGGCATCATCCCACGCGACTTCATTGAACCCATAAATATCCCATGATGTGGAGCCGGATAAGCCACTATCATAGAGAATCGCCACGTTAGCCTGAACGGTATTGAGATAGTCTCCATCCGACCTTTTCTGCTGATAGGAGAGATTATCAAAATACAGATACAGATGCTTACTCCGCTTGAGTACGCCTAAATCCCCGTATGTGAAGAGAGGGGAGACGTAGTAGCAGGGGTAGGCTAATCCCCATTCAATCGACTCATTCGTCGCGGCTGTCGTCAAAGTAGCGCTACCATTTGAAGCTAATGTGTAATCAGTATCCTGAATCAGTAATTCATTGTTGCGCCAGATACAGACCTCATTCTGGGGCGCTGTACCATACCTGCTCTTAGAGGTGAATGATAGGGCCGTGAGGCGTTGTGGACGTACCGATAAGGTGATTGTACCTGGGTTGATGTCATCGAGCCATAGAGCGCCACCTGGTAGCCTCTCAATCGAGTCTGTGATGTCTAAGGCCCCCTCGATTACCTGGTAGTTAACCACGGAAATGTGTGGGATCAGCCAAGGCATATCACCGATGGATTGACTGGAGTTGGTCAGGGTGATTGAGCGGGCGACTCGGAGTGTGACGGGTTGCCCATTATTGCCGGCCTGTCGTGCGTAGGTTGCGGAAGGGGGAATCGCTAGCAGAGTACCGGTGAAATTAGGGGCCAGGGAAGTGAAGTCAGTATAGCGGGCACTGTTGAATGTGAGTACGTACATATCATTCCCTACGAGGGTATGCATCGCAAAGTTCGTACCCGTGATGGAATCATTGAAGTTGTACCCGTAGAAGGAACTGAATCCACCACACGCCGCATACCTTGTCCAGGATTCCCTCTGAGTACTGAACACTAGGATGTCACTACAGAGGCCGGGAACATCGAAAGTATTCGGCATCCCCAGCACCAGGTTTTTCTTGCCTCTGTCGTAGGCTAGCCACGTAGAGGATACCGCGTTAGGACTCAGATTCCCGAATACTTTCCTGATTTTGAGGGATTTCTCGTATGCCTGATATTCCCCGTCAGCCTCCCTGGGATTCAGGTTGAATACACCGGAATCACTGACATAGAAAATAGCGTTCTCCGTTCGGGCATACGCTTTCGGATTGATCAAGCCTTGGGCCGATAGGTAGGATACCTGCACGCTCTCTGAGGCGAGTGCCCCGCTAGCGCCAATCCGCGACACACTTCGTCGCGATAGAGCGAATAGGAATCCACCCCAGTCCACTAAAGCCACGATGAAATCATCGAGGCTAGATGAAGCAACCAGAATATCAAAGGGGTCTGTGGCTAGACCATCTAAGTCATCTGTAATCTGGAAGTAATTAAAAGAGGTGCTGTTAGAGGATACGGAGACACGCGAGAAAATAACTCGTTGCGGATCATTCCTGAATCCGCTCAAGGCTAATCGACCTTGATAGATACAGGCAATCGAGGGATAGATATTATTGAGTGGATCAGTCCATTGTTCTAATCCGTAAATCGGTTGACAGGAACCCGGGACTAATGGGTCTAGCGACGTTGAAGCGGCACTCCCGATAGCGGTAACCCTGGTATTGATCAAATCCACTTCGGCTAGTGGCGGTACACCAATCGGCTCATTCACACCGAAATAGAGGTAGGTCGCCGTGCCTGTGGTCGTACCGTAGAAAGTACCTGGAGTGCTACACACATAATATGAACCATTTGTGTTGGGCGGTGCCGTCACCGATTGCGTTCTCAAGGTACCATCAACAGTCACCCGTAAATCAGCGGCATCAATCCCCTGATTCGAGTTGAATCGGAGTTCCCGGTAGCGCAAGATATGCAGAGTGACTGGATCAGTCGTCGCAGACTTATCCGCATACGTGATAAAGAAAGGGGCTGGATTAACGTAGTTACCCGTCCCTGGGGTGTAGGTGGAACCATCGCCGAACCCATAGATAGCGCTGGTTGTCGGTTGTCTGACCGGCCCGACCTGAACGTCAGTCGGTCGCGCTGTAGCGTAAACCCGCATCGGGAAGTTTATCGGATCAGTCCCAGGGACTAAATCAATATCGCTCCTCAGGGGTTGAGGCACCGCGATGTTCTGGTCGGCCCGGGTGATATTGAAGCGGGATACGGTATCGTAGTATCTATCTCCGAAATATCGGATAGCACCTACCCAACGTTGCCAGATGGGTAAGACCACATCAATCCGGTAGGCAATCCCGACCGAGAGCGTACCCGCAGGGAACGTAGCGGTCAGGGCTGTGGTCGCTGTGTCATAGCTAAATGAGATACTCGTCGTCGGAATCGGAATCCCATTGATGAATAGGATAGGTTTGTTGGTGGCTGCACCCGCGAATTTATCTGCGTTCTGCCATGTCCAGACGGTCGAACTTGTGGCGACTGCTGTGCGTGTTTTCTCATAGAAAGTGACTTGAACTGGCTGCTGTTGCCCATTGAGCAGCAACAACGACGGGTTTGTCCCTGGGATCAGACAGGTATTGCAGTAACCAGAGCCAGATTGCCAGACATTCAGATAGCTCTTCACGCTCCCCCACTGTTTGTTGAAGGCCACGTTGAACTCTAGGTGACCGTCGTTCTTGGTGACCTGAAAGTCATAACCTAGTGAGGTTCTGAGCGGGTAACAGTAATAGGCTGGTACGGTTCCGTAATCCTGGAAACCTAGTACGATGTCGGTACCCGGCCTCTTACTAAGATTCCCCGCTAAATCAATATCTAGATTGAGTAAGTCAGGGGAATCTGATTCGGGTAGGTTTAGCGGTGAACTCGTGGTGTTGATACCACCGAAATTATTACTCCGGATGTTATCCTGCTGATTCACTTGCTCGGCATCACGTAAAGCCATCGACCTAATTCCTCCTGTATCCACGATACATATTCAGGGCACGCCCCGTGGTCTGATTCTCCCGATTACGGTACTGCTGCACAGCAAACTCAAACTCACTCTGGTACTGTTGCGCTAGACCCATATCGGCTAGATGTCTGACAGCCAAATTATAACTCAGTTTCTTAGTGAACAACGGGATGAATCGCTCAGGTAGATTAGGGAATACATCCGTCTCAACTGACGGGAGTGCAATTGGAACGCGATACTGGAAGAGTACTCTAGCCTGAGCCACAACATCATTCGGATAGGGGTGTAGCTGCACCTGGAAATCACCCAGTTCAGTGAAGAACCTCGCACTATCATTGGTCGCCGTGTAAGGTTGAATCGGTATCTCGCGCATTGATTGCGGGGTCACGTACTGCAACTGACGGAAGCCTCTCGAGTCTTGACCGACTTCCACTGAGATGAGCTGGAGATAATCAGAGAGTTGCGCGATAGCCCCAGACCATGAATTAGCCGGGGTTCGATTCACTAGAAAACCCCAGCGATGTAACCCTTCAATATCCCGCGCTGTCTGGGTTAGGGAGTCTCTAGCGACATCGGCCAGAACTCCATTCAATCTGAGTAATGGCCGCTCCCCAATTGAACGGAGAGCGGCGTTGATAACCTGGAGTAAATTTGATGTGGACGGCATAGGGTTATCCTGTTTAAGGGGGGCCTAGTGACATCACTGGCCCCACGAACGATGTGATTAACCGGCGGTGTGAACTACGACCGCGTGATCAGGACGGAACACTTTACAGCCGTAGAGATGGCTCGATACCACGGCATCCGCTAAGTAGAGCGTCTCGCGGGAAACCTCGGTCTTAGCTGATTGCTGGATACCGCAAGCTAACCAGTCCTTATGGCAGAATAATGCGGTCTGCCAGACATTACCGGTTGTCGCGCCTAAGGTCTGACCACCATCATTAGCCGACGCACCAGCACCCGCCCGAATCGGTAAGGCCCGGGCATTAAGCCCATTCGTCTGAGCGATGTCAGATGCCGCACCAGCGGTAGTGTTGGTCGCGTTGATGTTGGTGATTTGGTCAGGGTAGTAGGGAGAACCCAGAACACCAGGAGTCGGTTGGCCCGTAGCGCCCGTACCGTTGAAGAAACCGGTCAGACTATTGAAGCCGATTTGGGAGGTACTAATTACACTGAAACCTAGTATCTTACCCATGTAGCCAGTGGGAACCACCTCTTGAGGTACGTAGTCCCGGCTAGAGATTTCGATTTCAGCTAGCAGGTCAACGTACTGTGCGGGAGAGCAAATTAGTACCCGGTCTTCCTGAGGTACATCGGCTTCATCTAGGCGCTGCTTAGCAAATAACAGAGCTTCATAGTTGAGACCGATAGGAGTCTGAGTCAAATGGGCGTCTGCGGTACCATCGCCTAAGGTGATATTCGCTCCACCGGAAGTAGTCAAGAATACTCGTTGGGAGGGGTAAGCGTTGATGACTGCGCGGTGACCCAGAACGAAGTTATCGAGGTCGCGCGACAAGGCATAACCCATCTCACGGGTATACTCTTGCCGTAAGTTGACGATACTCTGAATCTGAGCAATATCCTCGATTAAGAGGCTTGATTCTTTGTATTTTGTGACGGTCATCACAAACTCAGATTCATTCCGCGCTTGGAATAGAACAGGGGTCTGAGGTAACTTATCGTTGACCGTCAGACGTGCGATGTTAGGGATGTGACGTAGTGTTAGCTCATACTTTCATATGAGAGCAGACTGTATCATCTCCCGCACCTAAGGTGTCAGGAGTCTCGCGTGCAGTCGTTGGGGCTTCCGGTTTACCTCGTTTGTTCAATCGGCGGATTTCCGTTAGTGTGTCGTAATCGTCATCAGACCAACCACAGTAGGTCTTACTCCGTTCATCACGACGCTCGATGAATCGCATAGCTAACTCACACTGAGCGAGTTTCCCTATGAGATATGGATGGAGCGCCTGTAATGTCCGATAGCAGTAGTCTCGATTACGAGTGATTAACTGGTAAGCGTCCTTGTGTTTCGGACTCGGGTACTTCCTTTCCTGTATGTGGAAGGAGCATCCGAGCGAACGTAGAATCTTATCCGCGTGATTTATCAACACGATATTAGTGTTGACTACATTAAGGCTGACTTGGAGTTTAGGGGAGCCTTTAGGGTTTGTGTCGTAGAGAGAGATGCAACCCTCACCATCCCAGAAACCAGCTAACCAAGCCAAGTCAATTACCGTTGCCTGCTGATTGCCCATCGGTGTAAATACACCGCTTGTTAGAGTATCCGTCATGATTTTCACTGAATAGTACACGAGGCTTTAGGGTATTCCAGCATACAGCGAGATTTTTATCAGGAGTTAACCTGCCACCCACATATTGATGGTGTCTAAGCGCTTCCCTTCAAAAGGAAGCTTCTTGGTGAATTGGGTAGCGACAAAGGCTTGGTCGCGGAAACGACGGACTTCTTCACTCCATTGTTCCGCTACGTAAGCCTGAACGCTAGCTAAATCAACGGCGGTGCCGCGTAATGAACCTTGAATGGTAGACATCGGTTATTCTTCTCACTTAATCTGTAGGTTTACCCGGCCTGTATTGAATGCTCGTGTGATTTCCTCTACGCGCTGAGCGTACTCCTTAGGAGACATCGCTCTAATCTCACGCATCGTGAAGTCGTAGGCACGGTTCTTTGTTTGGCTGGGTGCTTTGGTGGTGGTCAGCGAGGGCTTCTTTCTACCCTCAAGTTGCGCCCAAAGTGCGATAGCACCATCAACGTTGTCTAGCTTGCTTTGGGCATCAGCCGGGAGTTTATCCCATGCTTTCTTGATAGTCTCTAGGCGTTGGCCTGCGGCACCGATGTCGATGCCCCAGTGCTGAGCCAGGATGAGTTTCTGCTCATGGAGTTCCACCCGTTGACGGAACTCCTGCAGGGAAGTGACTAACTGTGTGGCCTCGTCGGGCGTCATCCCGAAACGCTTACTGAACTGAGCATCAAAAGTGGATGTATCGACATCCGCGCTTTCTGTCTCATCTTCCTCACTGGGAATTGAATCCAGTAGAGTCTCTAGGTCTAATGGCTCCTCTGTGGCCTCTGTGTGGCTCTCTACAGCCTCTGTATCCTCTTCTGTGACGTCCACATCATCTTCTGGGGTATCGTCGCTTGTAGGGGCACTCTCGTCGCTCTGAGGATACAATTGAGCGGAGGATACGGTGATGGCCTCAGAAGGCATATCCCAGAAGGGTTTAGGATTCTGGGACTGGGAGTCCTGCGGCGACGTCTGCTGCGATGTTGGTTGTTGCTGGGTCATCTGTGGGTACTAATCCAGGTTGTGTTAATCCCAGTTCACCCATAAGCGACATCCCTCCATCTGCTTGGAGGTGATTCGATACGAGTGACTGGAGTGATTGGCCGCCTGTCTCTTTGGCGCTGTCCAATAGCTGTTGCTGCGGATTCATCTCCACCTCTTCTTTGGGTGGGTTGAGATACGCTTCGGGTTCACTGAATCCCCAGTGCATGAGCAAATCCTTGAGGATCCGCTCATAGTTCAGGAGTTGCGCCATCTGAGGCACTTGAGATACTGTGGTCAGGAAGGTCACCCGGTCTTGAATGTAGCGTTGGCGTTCCATCACATGCTCACTCCCTAAGGCGGTCAGATGAACTTTCGTATTCAAGTCCTCTGGGTCGATTTCGTAATAGGCGAAGTTGCTATCCTCATTCGCTACCCTGACAATCTCCTTCTTGAGCGTGAACTGACGGATGAGCTGGAACACTTTCTCTAGGGTGTCGCTCAGCGCGGTATCCTCAATACTCTTATGGATAGCCGATAGCCGATTCCCCCCTGCTTCGCGAACAGCGCTAATCTCTGCGGCGGTGACTCGTTCACCTCCTCTACCCTGGCCTGATCCGACATACGCTCCTGTACCGAAGGACTTATCGATGAGTTGCTCCAGTAGAGCGTATTCCTGATAGGTGGCGGTGTAGGCTTGAGGTGGAGGGGGAATCGGTTGGAGGTTCCCGGGTTGGGATACCCGGTAAACTTTACCCGGCTCCGATGTAATCTCTTCTGGTGAGTTCAGACCATCGTCCACTACTTGCCACATCACATTCGATGCGAGTTCGAGATTATCTAATCTCTGATTGGTGAGGATAGATAGCTGATGTAGCATCCCCAGGTTGGGTTGCACAATCCCTAAGCCGTAAGGTTGCCGGGGTGTTTCGATGAGCGATAGCCAGACGAAGGGACGACCACACTCATACTCGCACGGCTCTTCCAGAACGAGTTTGTCGTTCATCATCAACAGACGGTGATTGGGTAGGACTCTATCATCCAGGATAATGTCGCCCCAGAATTCATACATCGTCACAAGCCCTTTCCGGTGACCTTCCTCCCGCGTAATCCCGACGTACTCTCGCAAGTCCTGTCGGAGATACTCTTCATCGGATTCCCAGTAGGAGGCGCTAGCGATGTCAGAGTGGTCGCACTCAATCTCACCCGCATCCACCATGCTATGTAGTTCGGCCTTGGTCAAGGTGAATTTACGGATGAGGTTCGCGCGTCTAGGTGTCTCTGCGTAGGGGTCTAGCCAGACGTTGAAGACATCGAGACACTCGAAGGAGGGCGCACTGCTAAATGAAGTGACTGCCTCGCCCTTAGCGTAGAGTTCATCTTCAATCACCCCTTGACTGTAGGGGATGAGATGCTTCTGATTGAGTCGGTAGGTCTTACTATCCTCACGCCAGGGGAGCGCTAGACAGCTATTGCCGGTGATCAGTGCCTGTCTGAGGAAGGTTGACCACGCATTCCTGAATTTACCCTGCTCCAATTTAGAAGCGGTTAATCGTTTGATGACTCTCGCTATCAAGAGATTGTTATCACCGGGTTCTAGCGGCTCCACATTGAACCAATCCCGTGTAGGGAAGGTGGCTTGCAGTAGGTAAGCCAGAACTGTCTCTACGTTCTCATAGCATTTGCCGGTCGAGATACGATGCCGCCAATCCACACTGACATCGCCCACGGTCTTAATCGTGTCATTGCGCCGCTGGTTCTCAGATTGCGGCGTCCCGAAATATAACGCCCAAGCCTCTAACCACTCTTCCTCCACTTCATCCCTCGCATCCTTGTAGCGCCGGAAGGTGGAGAGGAAGAATTCCTCTAGTTCATTGAGTGCCGGATTCATTAACGGCAACCTCCATACTTGCTGTTAATTTGATAGTGCTGTCTATGCTTCTCTACCGATGACTTACGCTTCACTGATTGCTGGGCGAGTGAGGCCAGCGCATCGGGATAGTCATCATGAGCATAGGCAGGGAAATGCTTCAGTTGCTGCTGTAACTCTTTGTTAACCGCTAATTTAGAATGGAAGTAGATAGCGTCATTTGTGAAGATGGGTTCTAACTGATAGTGAATCCTGTCCTCCTTCCGGCCTGTCGGAGCAAACGGAATAATCCCCAGACGCACCCCTTTCTCCACACAATGTTCTCTGAGAATACCTGGGATGGCCGCAAAACCTCCCACAGCCTCAACCCTTGCGAAGCGTAGGGCGTATTCCTTATGGAGTCGGATAATCTCTGCTATGACCTTAGAGATACTCTCTCTGTAGTGTCTCGCCTCTAGGATGAATAGCTCACCTTTAGCGTCATATCCGCCGATAACGAGTACACTGTAGTCGGATGTCTCTTTCGTTGTCGCTGCGGGGTCAAGTACTAAGTTAGGGACAATATCCCGGGTTTCTTTGTTGGGTAGGATAATCCGGATTTGACCATCGTCCAAGAGTTCGTAGTCACTGAAGTACTTATGCTCTGGAATGGTGAAGCCAGTACCCGCTTTATCCGTTACTTTCAGTAGATACTGGGAGGCGAATAACCGGGCATCATTCAACCGGCGCCTACGTCTTTCAACGACGTCTTCCCCTAGTCTCTGAGGCCACGTGTAGCCTTGGGAATCATCTTCATTATTGACATAGATGTTCCGCTTGAAGACCTCTAGTCCCATATCCTCAGCATTCGCTTCCAGGTAGGCGTAGAGGTCGTGGGAGTAGTAAGGAGTACCGACCGTGATGATTTCCTCTCCGACCCAGTCCTCCACAACCTTACTCGAAGTGGTGGGGAACTTGATTTTGTAGGGTCTACTGGGGTCTAGGACTGATTCCAAGTCCCTTGTCCACTCAATGACCGTATCGGCTTTCCCCTCGGACTGCGAATTCTGCATGTCCACCACATCATCCAGAATCACTAAGTCATAGTGTTCGCCTGTGACTAAGGCCCCCAAAGAGACTAACTGCACTGTGGGTTCCTTGAGGTTCTCTTGCCGGATGACCTGAATGGCCTCCATCGACCAGATAACCTTCGTGTCTACGGCCTCTGTGATGTAGGAATCATCGTAACCTAACTCTTGAAGGGACTTCGCCCGCTCTGCTCTAGATTTAGTATTCAGGGCTGGGACTAGGGCACCTCTGATATGAGGCCGGACATCCCACACCGTTTTTTGAAGGTGTGGGTTCTCCAAGTATTGCCTTAGTTCACGGATGAATGCCCGTCCCAGCCGCTTACTGTTATTACCTAGGAGTACCCGGATATTCGGGTTCCGATAGATGCGCCAGAGTACGTATGCGATACACATCGTACTCTTGGCTAATCCACGGGAAAGCATCACAAGCCGTCGCTGACCCATCTGGTGATTGAGATACTGAGGTCTAGCCAAGAAACTCGCCAGTTCCTGATGCACATTGACGAAGTTCCTAGTGCCCCCTTTTAACTTGATCAGGTCGCAAAAGACCCAGAAATCATAGATGGCTTGTTCTGCTTTCAGCATGTGTCTTAGGTAGTATACTGTGTTCCTACGCCCCGTACGTTCTGCACCCCTTCAATCTCGAACATCGCTGAGAAGGTGGCTGGGTTGGTGGTGTTATCCGCGGCGTACGTCCGGAATCGGATGTATGCGGGGGAGGTTGCCGTACCCGCCACAATATCAGGGAAGAAGCTGTAGGTCGCTGTGGTCGCGGTCTGTGCGGTAGTTACTAATGCAATCGTGTTATCCGCGATGGTATGTGTGCCAGTGTTAGCGGTCGCACTCGCATTCCCCCCAAAGTTGAGCAACGATAATCCCGCAGAGCCGTCAGTCCCTTGGGTGACGAAGTTAATCGCATTGGTGGACGTGGTACCGATTTCCGATACCCGCGCCACCATCCGACCTTGAATCGTCCGGATGACCGCATCCGTAGCGGCACTCTCGGTCACAATCTGCCCTTTAATATCCAGGATGATAGACCCCGGTTGATCCGGGACTAAATGCCGATTGGCCTGACCGTCAATCGTCAGAGGGATGGTCGCCACAGCACCACCCGTCTTAGAGGCGCGTCCGTAGAGCGAGACCTTAAAGATTTGAGATGTGGCTTGTAAGGGGTGAGTCAGTGAAGTGTTCGTGATTGTGTATCGCATGTCTGTTCTGCTGTCTGTGTGGTGTGTGTGTTTAACCGAATAGACTAACCCGACGAATCGAGCGCCGTCTATTCCCTTTCTGCATCTGTTGAGCCTTCCGGAGCGCTTGAGACTGCTCCTCTTGACCCATAGCGGTGGCTCTACCCGCTACGGCTTGCTGCTGACGAATCGCCTCTTCCTGTTGTTGAGCCATCTGCGCGTTGACCGCCGCCTGTTCCTGCATTGCCTGCTGTTGCTGCGCCTGCAATTGCTCGAAGTACTGGCGTTGGGAGTCAGCCTGCTGTTGAAGGGTGGCTAGCCGATTATTGTAGTCCTGGCTCGTCTGATTGAAGATGGATTGGTACTGTTCGGCCTGGCGCGCATTCTGCTCGTTCAGGGCCGCTAATAGCGAATCGTACTGTCGGCTCTGAGCGGCAATCTGCTCGGGAGATGGGCCGGTGTACCGTGGTGCCTGTTGTCGCTTACCCATCACACTACCTCTTTGGTTTTGGGGGAGCCGCCCTTCTTTGACCGCGTTCCCACAGCTTTTTCTTGCGTCCGTCCATCATCGCCGGTTTCTTGGGTTGCTTCTTCATCGATGATAATCATCCCGGTGTCTAGGGGTTCAACGATAACTTCCTCATAGGTAATCTCAGGAATGTCATCCACGTGAAACTCAGGGGTCACCCGGTTATATCTCGTCATTTTGGCGGCTCTCCAATGTAAACCAGCTTCCTGTTTGCGTCTTTTAGCTTCCGCGCGCCTCATAGTAAT